TTAGTAGATGGTTGGGTCCAAATCTAAAATTGGAAGCAACCCTTTTGATATTAAGAAGTATTTTTGGATTTCTTATATTAAATTTTAATTAATTCCATATTTTTTGAGGTGTTCCTCGGTTAGAATTATAAAATCCCAACCTTTTTTGTCACAATATTTTATCATTGTCTCCCATTTGGCTAGATTTTTTTGAGCCATTTTAAGATCATATTCTAAATTTTTAAGCTTTTTAATACTAGCATCTGAAGGTATTTGAAAATTTTTTTCCTGAAGTAGAAGAACATTCTTATATTCTTTCATAGGTTTTACTTCCATTATAACTTTTTTAGTTTCTCCATTTGACTTTAACATCTCATAATAAAAATCTGGATAGTAACAATGATCTTTTAATTGAATATCACCATTATCAAAATGTGTTAGTTGGTAAGGTATTTTAATCATCTCACTCACCCATTTAGTTATAGAAGGATTCATGTCTAACCATGTCATTATTTTAAGCTCTAATCCAGATCTGTAAAAAAGACCTCCTTGATTATTTAGTTTTAATACTTTGTCTTTATTTTTTGGAACAAATAACCCTTGTTTATAATTTCCAGCTCCCGTTGGTTTAGAATTTATCATATTCTATAAATTAATTTTTTAATATATATTGATATATGGGTGCTTTAAATGAAAGAATTAAATTAAGTCAATCAGTTTTTGGTAATGGTATTGTTGAATATTTTAAAAACAATAGCCTTTATATGTATGATTTGTATCAAGGTAATAGTGATATGTGTCAAGTGCAAACACCTGATAAATTAACAAAAGGAGCTTTTTATTTTATTCATTATAAAGACGATTCTAATTGGATGAGATATTCACTAATTTTCCTAGTTGATTATAGAAAATTAAATAATCTAACTGTATTTATGGGAATAAATATGAATTTTATTCCATTGGAAATACGTGGTAGATTTTTTGATCAATTTATCACAGATAAAGATTTTAGTAATAATTCACTCCTACCAGTTGATTTTACAACTGTTTATAAAGAATTATTAAAATTAGGATTCGAATATTCTCTAGTTGAATATACTGTTCCTCAAGTTATTAGTATTCATAGAATACATTTAGAAATATTACCAAGATTTTTATATTCATCTTTTCCTAAAAATAAATATGATCCTAATAAATTAATGGAGATTTGGGCTGCTAAAATAAAAGATAAACAATATAGACATCAAGAAATAATAATGGCTTCATTGGATAACTTTTTCAATCCTGAAAAGACATTAGCTTCTGGTGAAACTGGTAACAAATACCAATATTTGGAAAAACATATTGATCGATTACAAAAAAGTTATGAAAAATATGGAAAATTTTAAAATTTTTGAGGGAGGACGCTCTTTCCAATATATAAAAAAATTAAATTAAGATAAATGGCGAGTTATAACCCACTGAACAATCAAAATGGATATGCTTATATGAATTCCGCAGTTGAGAATAAAGGATTATTCTCAAGAATTCTTAGAAATATATCTACTTGGGGTATGAATTATGATGATATGATTCTAAGAAACCAAGTTGGTGTGAATATAAATGAGGATCCATATTCTCAACAAGGAAGTTCTATGTATGATTTCTTTTCAAAAAGAGCAGTAGCTTCAGTTTTAAATAGAAAATCAATCCCTTATTTAGATAGATCATATTCTGATAAAAGAAGAATATTGAGAGAGTATTCTATTAAGGATGAGATTCGAGATTATATATCAGTTGTTTGTGATGAGACTATTATATTTAGAGATAGAAAATTTTGTAAACCAAGAAATATTTCTAATGACTTTCCTCAAGAAATTAGAGATAAATATTTAGAATATTTTGAAAGAATTTATAATAGATTTGGATTCTCTGATAGTATAACTGCTTGGGGTCTAATGAAAGATTTTCTAATAGATGGTTATATCGCTATGGAAATTGTTTGGGATGATAAAAAGAAAAATATCATACATTTTAATAGATTAAGGCCAGAAACTATTGTACCTGCTTATGATCCAGCTATTGGACACTTATGGATACAATTTCCAGATGATCCACAATTAAGAAGAATATTTTTAGATTCTCAAATTGTTTTTATTTCATATTCTGCTCAAAATGATTATTCAGAAACATCTTACGTTGAAGGTTTAATTAAACCATATAATCAACTTAAAATTCTTGAACAAGCAAAGATTATGTTTAATATAGTTAATGCTACATTACACCAAGTTTTTACTATTCCTACAAACGGATTATCAAGACAAAAAGCTGAAGAACAAATAGGTCAATTAATACATGATTATTCTGAACAAGTTGAATGGGATGATAGTTTGGGCACATTACAGATAAATGGTAGTAAACACCTAAATTATTGGAAACAAATTTGGTTCCCTGCTGGTGATGGTGGAACTCCAACCATGGAGTTGAGAAGTCCACAGGGTGCTAACTTAAATGAAGATGATATGTTAAAATGGTTTCATAGAAATTTGAAAAGATCTTCTAAGATTCCACTACAAAGATTTGCTGATGATTCAGGTGGAGGTAATTTAATTGTTGATTCCAGTAATATAACACATGATGAAATAAATTATCATAATTTTGTTGGTAGATTACAAGCTAACTTTAAAGAATTAATTCTTAAACCTTTAAAGATGCAATTACTTGTTGAGTTCCCTGAAATAAAGGATGATGAAAGATTATTAAATCAATTAGATATTGAATTCTCAACTAATCAGTTTGTTGAAAATTTAGAGAAACAGGCTATGATTGAAAAGAAAGCAGGTCTTTTAACAACATTGATGAGTATTCAAAAAGCTGATGGTACACCATATTTTCATGTTGAATATTTAATGGATAAAGTTTGGGAATTAAGTGCTGAAGAAAAAGAAGAAAATAAAAGATATTGGTTAAAAGATTCCGCTGGTGGTGGTAGTGCTGATGGAGCACCTGCTGAAGGTGGTGGTGAATTTGGTGGTGACCAAGGATTTGAAGGTGGTGGAGAAACTCCTCCAGCTGAAGGTGGTGAAACTCCTCCAGCTGAAGGTGGTGAAACTCCTCCAGCTGAAGGTGGTGGTGAGTTTGAATTTTAATAAAAAAAAGACCAATTTTGGTCTTTTTTTTTTTATTTATTTAGATTTTCAACTTTAAATCCCCATATTTCAACATTGTGATTCCCATTTTTATACTCACCCATTACTCTAGGTATTACATCCCAACCATTGTATATTTCACCATCATATGATAATTCAATTTCCTCAACAATTAAATCTGTATTAACAATAAATTTAATTGAGTGAACTTTAATTTCTTTCATCCAACCAACATCAATAAGATATTTTTGATCATATTGATGAACTGATATTGGTGGATTTATATTTTCTATATCAAATTGAACTCTCTGACCTAAAAGACATGTTAGTTTTATATCACGCATAATTGATGTATAATCTCTATACTTTTCTAAAAGGGGTTTGAATGAATCAATTTGTAAATTTTCATTTAGACTTACTTTTCTTTTTTTCATATAGATTTTCGATTGTACTTTTTTTCATTTTTTTATAAATCTCTTCATTTTGAATGGGATAATCACAACCCCAATTTTCATTTAAAGATTTTTTTCTTTTTGATTCTGAACATTTTCTACAATAATAATATCCCCATTTATTATTATATTTTACATAATTTTTAAAAATTACTTCTTTAATAACATTACAATTATCACCATCACATTGACATTTTATTTTATATTGAGATCCTTTTGTTAGAAGTTCAATAGGTATTAAAATCTCGTCTCCAATCATAACATCATATCCCATATCTTCATAGTATTGATAATTTGATTCAGTTATTTTTACCTTAATATCTCTGGTTAAAATCATTACTTTCTTATTTTTTCTTATATATTTAAAATAATCCACTTCGTAAAAAGTTTTCTCTATAAAAAATCCACACCTTCTAAAAAATGATATTTTTCATCAATATATATGTAAAATCAATATATTGAAAATGAAACCCGTATTAATCGTAGAAAACAATACAAATTCTCTTAAGTTGAATGAAAATGCAACTGGTAAGAGAGACTACATTCTTTCTGGTCCATTCACTGAGTTTGATATCGTGAATAGAAATGAAAGAGTTTATACCGCTGATAAATTTTTACCAGCACTTCAAGAATTAAATGAGAGAATTACTCAACTTGGAGTTGTTTATGGTGAATTTGATCACCCAGATGTATTTGATACATCTTTACAAAGAACATCACATATTATCACAAAAGCATCTTATGTTAAAGAAGCTAATAGAGTTGATGGCGAAATTCGTCTTTTATCAACATATTGGGGTAAAGAAGCCAGAGCTTTAGTAGATGATGGATGTCCTGTTTTCGTTTCATCTAGAGCTGCCGGTGTTACCGAATCTGATGGAAAAGTTTCATTAAAGAAATTATTTACTTATGATATCGTTGCTGATCCAGGTTTTGCTTCAGCTAAAATGTCTGTTAAGCCATTAAACGAGTCATTGGGATACAATTTAAACACATCTAACTTTAGGATATATGAAATGTCCGATGAGTCAAAAATCAATCAATTATTTATGGATAACAAAAATGACTTTGTTACAACTAAACAAATGACCGATTATTCTAAGTATCTAATTAATGAAATTGCTTCAGTTAAGAAAGAAGTTAAATCAGCAGTTTCTAAAGGTAATATGGATCCTAGTCAATTGGAGAAATTGTTAGAGTACTATGAAGAGTTAAATAAAACAAATACTGACTTTGTTAAGTATTTAGATTATTTAGCTAATAAAGTACAAGTAGTTATGAATGAGAATAAATCATTAAAATCTACTACTGATCGTTTGATCAAACACAATGATTATATCGTTGAAAATCTTGAGAAATCAATTAACTATGCTGAATATGTAGCTGAGAAAGTTGATAAAAATATCTCATATACAGAATATGTAGCAGAAAATGTTGATAAAAATATCGCTTATTCTGAATATGTAGCTGAACAATTAGATAAAAACATTGCTTACTCTGAATATATCGCTGAACAATTAGATAAAAATATTGCTTATGCTGAATATATCGCAGAAAACTTAGACAAAAATATCGCTTACTCTGAATATATCGCTGAAAATGTTGATAATTCAATTGCTTACTCTGAATATTTGGCTGAACATGTTGAAGGTAACATTGCATATGCTGAATATATCGCTGAGAATTTGGATGATAACATTGCTTATTCTGAATATATTGCAGAAAGCTTAGACAAATCAGTTTCTTATCAAGCTCTTATTGTTGAGAAATTGAATGGTAAAAATAAATTAAATGAAAATGCTGAGTATGATTCATTACCAACACCTGAAGAAGCAGGTTTTGAAAATGAAGAAGAATTTGAAATGGGTGATGAGAATGAATTCCCATCTGAAGAAGAAACACCAGCATCAGTTGAATTTGATGAAGAAGAACACTCTTTCATTAATTCTGATGAAGAAGAATGTCATACTTGTGATGATGATTCTACTGAAGAAGAAACTGAAGAAGAAGTTACTACATTTGAAGGAAACTCTGATACAGAATTATCAAAATCTATTGATAAATTAATTGAAGAAGCTAAAAAACGAAAAGCTGCTGAGTCCACAGACGTTCATTTTTTAAAGTTCTTAAATAAATCTCAGGTTGATAGTTTCTATGGCTTAACAAACGAAGAGCAAGAAGCTGTTAAACTTTACATAAGCGAAAAAAGTTTCTTTACACAAAAAGATGTGTTAAGATTAATATCTGAGGCTTTATCTACTAAGAATGAATCGTTAGAGGAAAGAATAATCAGATTGATGCCTGAATCAATCAAGCCAATCTGGAACCAATTAAATGAGAGTAATAGAAAATCAATTTTATCTCAGTCAAGATTATTCCCTGAGGAAGTATTACAAACTGAGTCACAAATTGAACATTTCTGGAACACTCGTAATTTAAAGAAAAACGAATCTGTTTCTAAGAAATTAGTTTCACACGATGCTTTGATTCAAGAAGATAAATTATCTGACAAAGAAATGAAAGCAATCATGGAAAGATTCAAAAACATCTAATCTGTTAAAAACAGACAAAAAACAAAAAATTAATTATGTCACGTATTGTAATAGACAAACAAAAAGCAAACAAAAAATGGGGTCCTGTATTGGAAAGTATGGGTATCAACGGTGAGAAAATCGAATGGATGTCAGAAATGGCTGAGTATCACCAAATCAACGAAAACGCTTATGCTAACGCTACAACAGCTGGTATGGGTGCAGTTGCTAATCCAAATATGTCAGGTATTTATCCTGGTCACGCTGGTGGATATGCTAATTCAGCATTAGGATCTGGTGATGTTGGACAAAATTTATTACCAGTTGCTATGAAAATCGCTGGTCAAACTATCGGTTTGGACTTAGTAGCTGTAAAACCTTCTCCAGGACCAAAAATCGACTTGATCTATATCGACTTCCAATATGACGATTTATCTGATGTTGGTGGTATGTCAAGACCTCAAGTTTTCAAAATCACTAACGCTTCTGCTAACGTTAAAGCTTCTATCAACGCAGCTGTAACTGCTAATAGCATTAGATTAACTCAAGGTGGTTTACAATCTGGTAGATTATTCGTTGATGATATCGCTACTTCTGCAGCTTTAGTTGCTACTGAGCCTGCTGGATCTAAAGAAGGTATCTTAGAATTCTTAGGATTCTCTCGTATTGATGGTTCTCCAATGTTCAAAGCATATAGACAAGCTAACTCTACTAACGTAGCTGTTGGTCACTATCCATATACTTTTGACCAAACATTGAACACTTTCAACCCAACAATGTCAATGGTTGACCAAATTCTTTATATTGGTACTGCTTCTGCAGCTTCTTCTACTATCGAATTGGTATCAGCTCTTGAAGATCACTTACCAGGTTTCTCTGCAAACTGGACAGCTAAAACATCTTCTGGTGACTATCCAATGGATAGAGCAACTGATGATAATACATATTCTGGTATCATCGGACCAAAAGTTTCTTCTAAATCTATTGCAGTTGGTACTGTTGAAGTATCTACAGCTTTAAGAAGAACTGAAATTGAAGATATTAAAGCTAACACTGGTATGGATATCGTTCAAAAAATGGAATCTATCCTTGTTAACGAATTGTCTCAAACAATTTCTAAACAAATCGTAGCTAAAATATTTGAATTAGGTGATTTGAACCGTTCAACTGCTCCAGCATTTGGTGGTACTGCTACAATTTCTGGTCACACTATTTTTGACTTAGATACTGCTTATGCAGGTTCATTGGTAACTGGTGAGACTACACACGCTGTACAAAGAAAGTTAATCACTAAAATGGCTCACGCTTCTAACTACATCGCTACTGAAGGTCGTGTAGGTCCTGCACAATTCGCTGTTACAAACGGTGGTTTAGCTGCAGCTTTAATGGATATCGCTGGATATACTATTAACCCTACTAAATCTAAAATCAACGGTCAAGGTCAATTATACCCTGTTGGTACAATCGGAGATATTCAAATCTACGTTGACCCATACATGAAGTATAACGACAACAGAATCGTTTTAGGTAGAAAAAATAATCCTGATCAACCAGGTTTGATCTTCGTTCCTTACTTGATGGCTCAGTCTATCAGCGTAATTTCTGAAGCTACTTTCGCTCCTAGAATGTTGTTGAGATCTAGATATGCTATCGCAGATGTTGGATTCTTCCCACAAAAACAATATATGACTATTGTTGTTAAAGATACTAATGGTTTACTTAACTAATTAATAGTTCAAATATTGAATAATAAAAAAACCCACTCAATGAGTGGGTTTTTTATTTTAATATATAGATATATGAAATATATAAAACCATTTAAAATTTTTAAAGAAGATGCTACATCCTCATCATCAACTGCAGGGATGGGATCTGTTTCATCTTCACAACCAGGAGGATTTGCTGGAGATACATCATCTTCAATATCTGGATCTGGAGATATTCCATTTTATTTATTAAGAAAGGGGAAAAGAAAAAAGGGAAACCCAAGTGAGGTTAGTGATTTAAGAGATCTTGAGGAAGCTGATGTTGAAGAAGTTGATGACTTGAAGGAAAGTAAAATTTTTGAAAATTCAATACCTTTTAATTGGTTAATAATATATCAGGATCATGATGGTGCTGATGAATTTATTTCATGGGAGGAAGATATGGATCAAGTTTATCATTTGATTAAAAATATTATTTTTAGTGATGTTGAAGAAGAAATTGAATATACTAATGTTCCTTATTATGAATGGCATGGTGGAAATACTTATATTGATATCTATAAAATAGGAAAGACCAAACCATCATTTCAGATTCATTTACAATCGGATGAGTGTTGGAATGATTTCTTAAATTTTTATAATAATGTTCCATTAAATGAAAGTAATTTTGTTAATCAATCTGAGGTTGATAATTTATTGGATAGAATTGCAACATCTGGTATAATATCATTAAGTGATATTGAAAAAAATAGATTAGATTTATTTTCTACTGAAGATAAAGAAATTATAGATACAATTGAAAAAATGGGCGATATAACTATTAAGCTTAAGGATCTTAATAGAAAAATGGATATGATAAATAGAGAAGAAGGTAAAGATAAAGATTTGGATGATTTAATGGATTATTGGGTAGAGCTTAGTAGAGAGGTTGGAGCATTGAGAAAATCATTTAAAAGATGGGGAATTGAACCTGGTGATGAAAGATTAGATAACTTAATGAGAAAGGTTAGACCTGATGCATATAATCCTATTATTGAAAGTAAAAAGAAATTTCCAAATATTAAAAAAATGGAAATTGATGGGTTTGAAGTTTTAATGGGTAAGGATGCTGAATCTAATGACTATCTAACAATGCAAATGAGAAGAGATGGAGATTTGTGGTTACATGCACATGGTTTCCCCGGATCTCATATCATTTTAAGATGTGGAAGTAGAATACCTGATCAAAATACAAAGAAGAAAGTGGCTGAATTGGCTGCAAAAAATTCAAAAGCTTCTGGATTAGCAACTGTAATATGTTGTCCAATCCATTTAGTTAAAAAAGAACCAGGTTCAAATCCAGGAAAAGTTAAGGTTGATGATAGCCTTAATGTTGAGAAAATAGATATTAATCTATAATTAAATTTAATATATAGTAAATGGGACCATTAATAAAATATACAGATAGATTATATGACTTATTTGATGAAATAGGTGGTAAAATAGCTCAAAATTTAATAAAATTAGAAGGAGATCCAAGTGTAATGAATGATTATTACATTAAATTGATCGATGTTTCTGAAGATGATTTTTGTTTTGAGGTTACTAATACAGAAGGTGAAATTGATAATATGAAGGTTGGTTCTTTTGTTAGACATTTTTTAGAAAAAACATGGACCGATCAAGAATTTTTTGATTTCATGTCTGATTATAATGGTATGAAAAAGAGATTTTTCAAAGATTCTAAAAAGAAAGAATATGTATATGGTTATAGTAATTTAACTAAAGATAAAAGTAAAGAAAAAATTGTTACTGGAACACCTGTTGAAGTACCATCATTTACTTTTAATCCCCAAGATGTTAGATCTACATTTATATCATTAGTAACTAGTACATATCCACATGGTCATGAAGAAGAAGTTGTTCCTTTTATTAAGGATATTGGACTTAAAAAAGATATATTTGGTAATTATTACAAGATAATTGGAAACTCTAAAACGATGTTTACATCACATTTAGATACAGCAGATAGAAAAAAATCTAAAGTTACTCTTTTAAGTGAATTAAAGGGAGGACATGAAATTTTAAAAACAAATGGAAAAACAATATTAGGGGCTGATGATAAAGCTGGTGTGACTGTTATGTTACATATGATGGTTAATAATATTCCAGGAGTTTATTATTTCTTTATTGGTGAAGAAAGAGGTGGAATTGGATCATATAAAGTTGCTGACTCTTTTGACACATTTCCACATTTAAAAAATATAGAAAGATGTGTATCTTTTGATAGAAGAAATAATATTTCTGTTATAACAAGTCAATTAGGTAGAAGATGTTGTTCTGATACTTTTGCTCAAGCTTTATGTGATGAATATTCAAAAGGTGGATTGAAATTGAGTTTGGATAATACAGGTGTTTATACAGATTCCGCTTCATTTATTGATCATATATCGGAGTGTACTAATATATCTGTTGGTTATATGCATGAACATACTATTAATGAATATCAAGATATAACATATTTGGAACAATTAGCTAAAGCTTCTTTATCAGTTAATTGGGAATCATTACCAGCTACTAGAAAATCTGGATTATCTGATGAAATTAAGAGAAAATATGGTAAGTTCCTATCAGATTTAAAGAGATGTAAAATTGATATGGATTGGGAGTTAATATCAGAGAATGGAGAAGCTCATATCTTTGTAGAGATGGAAGGTACGATATCTGATGCTCATTTGGATTTGATGATTATTGAAGATTTATGTGAAAGAAATAAAATAAATCCTGTTATAACATTTGAAAGTTATTACTTTAAAATGGAATTAAAATAAGTTTGGTTATGATAAAAAATTGGAAACTATTTGTAGAAAAATATGAAACAGACGATTCGGATTGGGAAATGGAAGATGATGATTTCATTCCATTTGATCAAGAACCAACTGAGGAAGATTTGGATGGTATTTTAGATGATAATGATATTGATCTAGAAATAGAAAATCTATGTTCCCTAATAAGAAAATTTCTAAAAAACTCCAATCTAGATTCTATGGTTGAGTATAAAGAAGGTGAAATAGAAATTTATGTATTCCTATCTAAGAAAGAAAGCATTAAATCTATGAGAGAAACAATGGAATCTTTGAAAAGACTTCAAAAGGATATTTTACCAGAGTATGAAAGTAGTGTTGAATTATTTATGGAAAAGGAATCTCCTATTCTTTATGCGGTTTTAATACCAGATGAAGAAGAAGATGGTGATGAAGATGAAAATAAAAAATAAACTTTTTTACACTTTATATATATAATATATACTTTACACAAAAAACAAGGGGGTGTCTAGGCATTTGATTTGTTATTGAGTGGTAATTGTGCAAGCATCGGTTTGATAGCGTCCGATTAAAATAAACTGTTAAACAATAAACGCAACTTCTAACGAAGTAGGAACCGCTGAAGACTTAGTAAGCGCCCTAAGAAACAATTTAATCGCGAAAGCGGAGTTGGTGTAATTCCAACAAACAAGATTAACTCACAATCTAAAGAGAGAAATAGTTAGATGATCCAGTTCTATTCAAAAACGATCTATGTTTTGTGACTTTTCGAAAAAAGTTGATAAGCTTGTGAATGAATAGTTATTGACTTGTAATGAAAACAGGGGTTCGAATCCCCTCACCTCCACTTCAAAAAATCTCTTCGGAGATTTTTTTATTTTAGTATTTTCTTAAAATTATAATATATGATATTTTTATTTCCTTCACTTGATAACACACTACGTCAAGTAGATCCAAATTTTGATGGTGAGTATCAGATTGCTAGAGCTCTAGGAGCTACAACATATCTTTTTGATCATGATGGTTTTATTTATGATGGTAGTATAAAGACAAATCTTCCTAAACAAGAAGATAAAGTAGATATAATTCTTAGATCTTGGATGTTAAAATCATTCAAGTATGAAATATTATGGAATTATTTAAATGATGAGAAGAATTGCTTATTGGTTAATAGTCCAGAACAATATCTAAATACACATTATTATTCTAGATCATATCCAATATTAAAAGATATAATGGCACCATCGAAAATCCTTTTAAATTTTGATGATTCTACTTTATTAGAGAATAAACCATCTGAAAAGTTTATTATCAAAGATTTGGTTAAATCTGAAAGGGATTGTTTTACTATTCCAGTTGATAATGATGATGTTTATCTTTCAAAAGTGAAAGAATTTATCGAACTAAGAGGTAGATTATTCTATCCTGGTTTGGTATTTAAAAAGATAATGCCCTTAAAGAAATATGATGGTAAAACAAATGAAATAAGATGTTTTATTCATAGAGGTAATATCTTATACATATCCAATAACTCAAATCTAGATCAATTTAAAATTGATGAAAAATGGTTAAAATTGATAGAGGAAGCTATTCCAAAAATAGATTCCAATTTTTGGACAATTGATTTAGCCGAACTTGAAAATGGAGACTGGTTCGTATTGGAAACTGGTGATGGTGGTGTCTCTGGGTTACCAACCGGTTCAAAAGCAAGAGTATTTTACACATTATTAATTAATTATGATAAATTCATTTAGAGGTAGATGGTGTTTCCTTTCAAATTTCCATCCATGTGAGATAACATATCAAGGAATAAAATATCCAAGTGTCGAGCATTATTATGTCTCAATGAAAGTTAAAAATGACCAACAAATAAATGGTAGATATTTTACTGCCGCTGATTGTCGAGAATGGATTTCAAAACTAGATTCACCTGGATTAGCAAAGAAGATAGGACAAACACTAAAAGTTAGAAGTGATTGGGATGTTGTTAAACTTTCTATAATGGAGTGGGGAGTTAGAGAAAAATTCTCTGATGAAAGTTTAAGGGAACAATTGTTACAAACTGGTGATGAGGAAATAATTGAAGGGAATACATGGCACGATACTTATTGGGGTCAATGTACATGTCCTAAATGTGGAGGAAAGGGTGAAAACTATTTAGGAAAAATTTTGATGAAGATAAGAAATGAAATAAAAACATCAACTTTTAATATTGATTTATTATAATCAATATGATGAATATAAATAAATTGGACATAATAAATGAGATATTAAATAATCGAAAGAATATTTTCACCAATCTCAAATTACCCTTTGATTCTAAGTATATAGAAACTAATAATAGAAGTATTCAAATTGTTGAATCGGATATTGGTAATAAACAAATTGTAAAAAGTATAAACTTTATTGATGATAGTATAAAGTTAAATACTACACCTCATTTAAATCCTTTAATATCTAAAATAGATGTGGTTGAATATATTTTAGGTCAGATTTTATCCGAAATTTCCCTATCTATTTTTAGAAATTTTAATAAAAAAATTATTAGTGATAATAATATTGATTATATATTTATTCCCCCAAATATGTATAAATTGGAGTCAGAAAAAAATGAGATCTTTATTAGAGAGTTGACTTTTAAATGTAGAAGATCTGGTATTAAAAACATAATCACCTCTGCGATGATCGCCGCTGAGATTTCAGATTCATATAGTTATAATTCATCTCCACAAAATAAAAATATTACTAATGGTAGTGTATATAAAATAGGATCTCTTGGTAATATAGATTTATGGGTTGATCCATATATGAAATATGATGATAATAGAATTCTTGGATGGGATGATGTTACATGTTATGTATCACCTGGTGATGTATTTGAAATGGTTGAACCTACCCAATTTCAAACAAGTATTTTACTAAAATATAGATATTTTTTAGATATCAACTATTCAAATGTAACATATTATTTAAAGGATCAAACATCTGAGGGATATGGTCATTTCATTTCAGAAATGAGGGATAAAAAAATTGATGAATTATTAGATGGAAGAGAATAAATGGGATTTAATTTCTGAAAATTTAGATAGAATAAAAAAGTTAGGATATTATTCATATTTTAACTGGAAACAATTCTTCTGTATATCATATGAAGAAAGTAATCCAAATGATTCTATAACTCCTCTCCTTTATTATTCATATTATAATCAGAATGTTAATTGGGAAGATGCAATCTTACAATGTATTGATGTATTTTATTCTTGGTATTATGAGAAGGGTATAGAAGCTAATAATTATATTAAAGAGGGTAATGAATATATGATTGAGGATATTGGAGATGTTAGTGATCGAGTTAATAGAGAATTAAATCTTACTGATATCTTAGATGAAAAGAAAAAATGGGACTTTTAAATCCCATTTTTATTGCTCTCCACTAAAGTCGTTATAATTTTGATTTATTCACCCCAGTATTTTTTTGGAGATAATTTTGGATAATTATCTTTAATTAAAGTCCAAATTTTCTCTAAGTTAATTTGCATATCATCCGATGAATGTTGGTTCTCAAAGTCAGATAGATCCATTATTTCACCTAAAATAGATAAATAATCTACTTCATTTTCCATATGATCTAAATCATTTTCCATAGCTTCTATTTCATCCTTTCCTCCCCAAGAACCCATAGGATCCAAGTACTCATTGAATTTTTTAACATAAGACTCTTCTATTTCATTATCTTCAACATCTTTTCCAACATAGAATCTTTTACCATCTCTTAATTCAACATCAGATTTATCTTTACCAACATAGAATCTTTTACCATCTCTTAATTCAACATCAGATTTATCTTTACCAACATAGAATCTTCCACCATCTCTTAATTCAACATCAGATTCACTATCATCATAAGACATTAGATCTTCTTGCATCTCCTCCAATTCCTCAACTTTGTCATCAACTTCTAATGGATGTAAATCCTCAATTTTATGAGTAACTTTATTCCATCTCATCTTTCTACGATGTTCTTGAGATTGAGTATCTGGACCATTCTTTTTAATTTGAGATTTTTGAATATCTCTTAATTCTTCCTTTTCCTCTTCTGGGTGAAAACCATTATAATTAACTAATTTTCTGTTTCCAGCGTTATATGTAGGTGTGTTGTCTCTATACATATTGTATATTAT